TAACATTCTTTAGTGTACCTTTAATGCTTACTAAGATACTTTCACTTGTATTAGTGTCTATCGAGGTGATAAGCATATCAGAAAATTACAAGGCAGTAAAAGGTATTGATTTGTGGCAGGCCATGAAGCTATTATTTGCCAGGGCTAGAGATATTAAACAGGATATAGATACAATAAAATGATACGAAAACTATTTAACTATTTGAACTTCCTACAGCAGGAAAAAATTAAAGCCATGATTTACAGATCATGAAATACGCTGCATACATATTAGCTGTGTTCAGTATCCTTATGATATTTGAGCACTTCCTACTAAAAAAAGAAATTAAATTTTTGAAAGATGAGCTATACAAGAGAACAGATTCAGACAGCAGTACAGAATAAGGGCTATGTTTGGTTTAATAGTGATAAAGACTATGATGTAAACATCGTAGGAGTAAGAAACTTGAAGCCAGGTAAGAAAGTTACCAATGAATTTGATGATGTAATCACAGTGTCCTATAAATTAATGGGAGTATGGCAGTATCATGAGTGGAAAATTACCACTGATCCAGGGAAAAAACCTACTGAAATATTAAGACAGTCTAAAGGAGTGGCGAGATTAAAGCCAGGGCAGTATAGAGGGGTGTATAGTGTATCTTTACATAATGGTAAGTATGAAGCTCTTTGCCAACGCTTAGGTAATGTTACTGTATATAGAGATAACAATAAGGATACTACCTATGATGAGAAAGTAACTGAAACGGGGTACTTTGGTATTAACATCCATAGATCATCCATCTACAAAGACCCTACTTATGTGGATTATTTCTCTGAGGGGTGCCAGGTGTTTAGGTATAATGCAAACTTTGTAGAATTTATGAAGATAATTAACAAATCTAAGGCTGCTTTTGGCAATAAGTTTACTTATACTTTAATTGAGCTATGAGGCTCTTATTACCCCTTATAGTACTAACCCTACTATATGGCTGTTCAAGTGCTAAGAAGGCACAATACCACTATAAAAAGGCACTTAAGCATGGACTAGAGATAGTACAGGATAGTGACACTATTAGAATCATCTCAGTAGATAGCTTTGCAGTGATACGAAATGATACGATTATATGGGAGAAGGTGATCACCACAAAAGATACTATCATTAATTTTAAGAATGTATACATTCCTAAGACCAGGTATCAGACTAGAATCGAATATAGGTATAAAACTAAACTACTCAAGCAGGATGTACTGAAATACAAGTATATCTATAGAGAAGCTAAAGAGCAGCGTAAAGCTGTGCAGATAACTAAGTCCAAAACTAATTGGATGCTGTTACTATGGGGCTTTCTTGCAGGAGTACTCCTGTCATTCGTCACTAGACTATTAATTAAATTATACTTATGATCAAACATTCTAAGAATGTGCATGAGCTTATCATTGATAATCTTTATGCTCAAGTTGCCATGCTATCCGATCTACACTGGGATAACCCTCACTGTGATAGAGATATGCTGAAGAGACATCTAGACTATTGCTTAGAAGAGGATATACCTGTGATGATTAATGGTGATATGTTTTGTCTTATGCAAGGTAGAGGAGATAACAGACGTAACAAGTCAGACATAAGACCTGAGCACAATAACGCTAAGTACTTAGATAGTATAGTAGAGACTGCAGTAGATTGGTTCCTGCCCTATGCTCACATCATTAAGCTAGTAGGTTATGGTAACCATGAGACAGCTATAATTAAATGGCAAGAAACTGACATCCTGCAGAGATTTGTGGACCTACTCAACTATAAAGCAGGATCTAATATTCAAACAGGTGGTTATGGTGGATGGTTAGTAGTTAAGCAGGCTTCAGGATGGGGATCTAAATACTCAACTAAGGTTAAATACTTCCATGGATCAGGTGGTGGTGGTATAGTTACTAAGGGTGCTATCAATTTAACCAGGGCTCTAGAGACCTATGAGAATTTTGATGTATTTACAATGGGCCACATCCACGAAAATAGCAGTAGAAATGATGTAAGGGATACTATAGAGCATCATAGTGTAGGAGGTTATGTGCTTAAACAAAAGCAGTTGCACCTAATGCTCACAGGTACCTACAAAGAAGAGTATGGAGATGGCTCCCAAGGGTGGCACGTTGAACGTGGAGCTCCCATTAAGCCATTAGGTGGTAGGATTCTTACCATAAAATTAGTTAGGGGTACTACAGGTGATAGATTAGTAACAAAATATATTGATAGTCATAAGTTTAATTTGTAATTTTTTACATATATTTGCAACAGGTTTCGTATTAGAAGCCAGGCCCCTCTGTATCTTTGGTTAGTTTGGCAGGGGGGCTATTTTTTTGCCAAAATTTGTGACAGGAATGTCAAGTAAAAGGTGTAAAAAACATGACTTTTTATACATGATCAGTTAGTCAGGTGTAATAAATGCTATTAATTTTCCACTATAATCGGATTAGCACCGTTTATCTGCATGAAATTTTCCAAAATAAAGTTAGTTATAGCCAACATAATGGCTGTAATGGTGGCATAATGTATAATATAGCTAACATATTAACTAAGTATATTTAAGGTTATTTAAATCTATATTCAAATTTTTTATTAAATAATTTAGCAGTTTTATAAAGTATAGATAAAGTTAATCTACCTTGCCTTTCTCTAGTTTCTATTTCACTCATTGATTGTGCTGTACATCCGTACATTTTAGCAAGGGTATCTAAAGACATATTATTACTAAGTCTATGATATTTTATCAATCCAATAACGGGTATTTTTTCTTCATGAGTAAAACCATGCTTCCACAATAAACACTCTTTATCTACAAAATATTCTAATATAGAATTATCAAAATTAAACCATTCGCCTTGAGTTCTTAAATCTTTAAATAAGATATGAAGTCTTTTTTCTAAGGTTATATCACCATCTATAAGGTGTAGTACCTCTAATTTAATAGGAATAGACGTTTGAAGCTGAGAAAGTCTTTTAGTAATGTTTTTTGTGTAGCCAATTTTTAAAAATTGATTATCGTAAGAAATTAAATATATCATATATAAGGTTTTAGTCTTACAAAGATAACTAAAATAATCTATTTATAAGGTTTGTATAGTATTTTTTAAAGGCAATATCCTTATTTTCTTATGTTCAAATTATTACATTATCTATACATGATAGGCTATTCCTTTACATTCCTTATTTAGAATCATTATTGATAACGCTAAAGTTGTAAACAATTCATTGTAAGTGCGTATATTTGCACATAACCAATTTAAACTAACCAAATGAATAAAGAAGAAATGACAGCTACTATCCTAGCCTACTCAGTAGAGCTTAGAGATGAGTACAATGAAATGGTAAAAGAGTTCGGATACAAAGATCCTGCAGCTCAGAGACTACAAACCAAATACACTACAATTTTATTATTAATCGAAAAACTAGGACTAGATGAAAACTATTGAAATCATACAGGGCATTTTTGCCTTTGCAATACTTTGGGTAGGGATGTACTTTGCCTGTTATTTATAATATAAAAAATAGAAATTATGACAAACGAATATATAATTGATTATGAGAAAAAAGGATACCTAACTATATGGTGGGGATCTGATGATGGAGGCATTATTTACACTACTGAGTTTAGATGCTACTTTATTGAAGAGGGTGTATATGAGGCACTATTAATAGATCACTTCCAAAGCATTGGTGATACTAGACTAAGCTACCAACTAACTAACAAAGAGCTTAAAGAAACTACTGAGATAGTAGAAGAATGGTTTTATAATAATTCAGAATGTATATAAATATGGAAACTAACGACAACCAATTTACTCCCACAACTTTTAGCCTTAAAAGAAAGATGCTATGGTGGAGAGAGCAGAGCTCTATAGATGATAAAGGTGGCAGCTTCAACTTGGAGCTGTACCTTGACTACTTAAGTGAGCAGGATTTTAACGAACCTAAACCCCAAGAGAAATGAAAGAGACAGCAGTAGAGTGGTTATTTGAGCAATTATGTTCTGAGAAATTAAGTTGGAATAAAGATAGTAATGGCACAATATTTTTTGATAAAATAACAAGTGATATATTACAAGAAGCCAAAGAAATGGAGAGAGAGCAAATGATTTACATCATAAAAACTTATCATAATAACCTATTTTATCTACCATTAAGTGAAAATGGTGAAGCTGATAGGATACTAGACTTAATACTAACAAAACAAATTA